TTGTTGATTTATCTAAGAGTACACGTGATTTTTGCCGACTGGGCTACTTAAAACCAAATGTACATTCCTTTAATTTTGCTTTAATTTTGGTTTAATTTCTGTACCCGTATATGCCCCTTTTTAGCACTTTAGTTTAATTTGTTGCATAATACATGGCAAATATACTATAATTGCCGTAAAAACAAGCCTTAGGGCTTTTTTTTATGCCCGTACCGGCACCCTGGTTACTGGCATGTTTAAATGATGCCTTTATACACCCCAAAAAAGCGGGGAAAAACGAAATGTACCAGTTGGGCGGGCAGTTGGGCGGGCAGTTGGAAGGGCAAAAAACAGCAATTACAATACCATTGTTACAAATAACAAGGTCAAAAAACGGCAAAATATCACTAATGACCCCCCATTAATACACCGTTAACGCAAATTAAAAACAAAGCAAAAGACACCTAATCAGCATATTAACTAAAAAGGCAGGGTAAAAACAGCGGAAAAAAGATTAAACAGGGCTTATTCGAGCCTGATCACGCCCAGCACCAGGGCAATATTATAAATTTGTTTTCGGTATAGCTCAAAAGGCTTGTATTTGTCGTTGTCGGACACTATGGCGATGCTGTCCTTATATTTGCCTTCCTGCACGCGTTTTATCAGCGGCCCCTGGTCGGTATCGAGCACATATACCTTATTCCACTGAAAAAAAGTATCTAAAGGTAGTTTTTTGCAGGCCACTATGTCGCCCGAACTGTATTTGGGGTACATGCTGTCGCCTTTTACGGCTATCAAAAAGTCGGCGCCCTTAAATACGGGCACCACGTAGCGTTCGCATTCATGTTCGAGCACCTGCATGTCGGTGGTAAAAGCTCCTGCCATTGCCGATATAGGAATTAGCGGTATGCCGGAACTGTCATTAGTGTGCCTTGCAACGGGTAAGTCGTTTTTAAGCATTTCCCCATTACCAGTTATTAACCAATCAGCATTTACTTCATATTTATTTAGTAATTTTTCAATAAAATCATAACTTGGTTTGTTTTTACCTTTATATATATTTAGTAAAACAGCTTCGGAAATTCCAGTTTCTTGTGAAAATTTATACCTTGTAATATTGTAATAATCAAGTATTTGAAAAATTCTTTTGCTGATACTCAATATTTTTTCATTTTTTTCTTGCATTACTCAATATTTGTTTAGTATATTTGTAGAAAATTTTAGACAAATATACGCTATGAAAAATACGATTGCAAGTAAAATCAAAAATATAAAGGGAAGCCTGTATATGAAGGCGGCTAAAAAATTCGGTACAAACTATGGCTATGTAAGCAAGATAGCCACCGACCCCAACCGCGGGCAGCGGGGCAAGGGAAAACTCATCAAAGAGTTTCTGGAGAAAGAAATAGCAAAGCAACAAAGGTAACACCTATATATAAGTAAACATCCCGGATGGTCGCAGAGGCTGTTCGACTCAGCCTCCGGGAACCAAAACACTATAAACCCAAAAACACCAATTATATGAAGCTATCAATTGAAGTCAATTCTCAAGTAATTCAAATCGACATTCCTGAGTCAATTGGTGAAACGAAATTATCCCTGCAAATCCCTCAAATATCTTGCAAAGATTACAGATACTCTGTAGATATTTCGTTTCTGCCTTTAGTTCGCAAACAATGCGAAACCTTTCAATGCCATTCATCTCATCAGCCTCATCAGCATGAAAATGGGACTGCGAAACTTGCAAGGTGGTGGCGGCACGATGACAAATCGGATGAAGAAATGCTAAAAAATAGTTGCTCACTTTCTCCTGAGTTAATGAATAAGGCAGTTCGCGAATGTTTATGATTATCTGTGCGTGAAAAATGTAACTCATAGTCTTAATTTTTAAAGCAAATATACAACTTGGATTACTACAATAACATATTATGCCTCACTATTGACGAATGGAAAGCAGCAGGTCTGTCATATGAGTTGTATTTGAGTGATAAAAAGAGAGGTTACCTCAAAGTAGCACGTACCGGAGGCAATGGCCGCAAGGCGTTGATAGAGTTCGACAGTATTGCCAAGACCGACCGCAAAAGCGCCATCGTGGCCCGCTATGGCGATCCACGCCAGAGGGCTGCCCAGGGCACCCTGCGCGACAGGATCACTCCGGATGCCAAAGCCCTGGAATATTACAGCAACTTTCAACTGACCGACGGCAGATCGCTGCCCGAAAAGAACATAAGGGAATACTGTAACAATGCTTCCGTGCTGAATGCGATACACGACATTTATACCGAATCGAAAACCGCCCGGCGTGCCTTAGGTTCGGGCGACAGCAAGAAATTTTGGATACATGCCGCCAAAACCACCACCGGCCTGCGCGAAGAGCTTGGCCACAGCCTGCCGCTCAACCACAGGTACCTGCAGCGGGTGTACCAGCGATATGTGGCCGAGGGTTATTACGGCCTGATAAGCGGAAAGTTTTGCAACGACAACAGCCGCAAGGTGTCGCACGATATGGAACAATTAATACTGTCTATATATGCAATGGATAACAAGCCTTTTGCTTCCTCAGTACACGAAATATACAATTCGTTTGTCGTTGGAAAGGTCGATGTCGTTGACCGCAGAACAGGGGAGCTGTTCGACAGGAATTTATTCATTAAAAATGGTACTCCCCTTGAATTATCGGATTCCACAATTTGGAACTACATCAATAACCCTAAGAACCGTGCAATAGTTGATAAGGCCCGCTCTGGACAATTCCAATACAATAATACACATCGTCCGCACCATCACAGGCATTCGCCATTTTTCTCATTCAGCAAAATATCAATGGATGACAGGGATCTCCCGCGTAAGCTTCACGATGGTAAACGTGTTAAGGCTTATTATTCCTATGATGTGGCCAGCGGTTGTGTAATTGGCTATGCTCACAGCTACGATAAAGACGAAAGGCTGTTCCTGGACTGCCTCCGAAATATGTTTCAGATGATTGAGCGTAACGGTTTCGGAATGCCGATGGAATGCGAAGTGGAACATCACCTGGTAAACAAATTCTTTGATGATCTGGCGCTGATGTTCCCGTTCATGCGCATATGTAACCCAGGAAACTCACAGGAAAAACGTGCTGAGCACTTCAATAAGGCTAAAAAATACGGAGTTGAAAAAGGACTTCATAAAGATATCGGGCGTTGGTGGGCCAAATGCGAAGCTTATCGCATTGATGTTAATAAGGTAAACGACGAATTTAAAGAAAAAGGGTACTCATTTGAAAAGCTGGTTGCAGATGATATTGAGAGCATCAGGGCATATAACAACCAACTGCACCCGCGTCAGAAAGGATATCCCGGAAAAACCCGCTGGGAAGTGCTCAAAGAAAACATGAATCCCAACCTCGCACAGGTCAATAAAGCAATCCTTTACAAAACGATAGGTAAAAAAACCGAGACAACCATTGTCCGCAATCAATACTGCCGCGTGCAGTACGAAAAATACCAGTTGCCCAACCCGGAGATCATCAACAGGCTGCAACCCAACAGCTACGGTGTAGATGCCTATTATTTGCCTGATAATGATGGCGTGATCAATGAAGTGTACCTGTACCAGGGTGGTAATTATATCTGCAGGTGCGATAAGATTGTTGCATACAACGAGTCGCAGGCAGAACAGACACAGGCGGATGTGGATAACTACAAAGCTCAGGCAAAATACGTGGCCGAATTCGATATCATGACCAAACACGGCAAAAAAGAACTGGCCAGGCCGGTGCTTATCGATGTGGAGCAAATGAATGAAATTGAAAAGACCGCTGCAGAAACTGTTGAAGTGGTTGGACACTCTTTTAACAAGCAGGACGATATAGACGAACTGCTGAACGAGTACAACCCCGACGAATACAAGAATAAAGCTTACAAATCAATGTAATATAAACAAAAACACCAAAAACCATGATCACAACAGAATTAAAAAACAAAGTATTAGCCGAGCTGAAACAAAGCCGGGAGAATTTCACCGGGTCGGATGCCAAGTATGCCGTATCGCTCGGATTGAACAATGCCGTGTACAGCCGTATAAAAAACGGTGAGACCGACAAAGTACTGAGCGAGGCCATGTGGATATCGCTGGCCCGCAAGTTTAACGTGAGCCTCAGAAATGAAGCTGAATGGAAAACTGCCAACACCCCTGTGTTTCAGTACATCACCGAGCAGCTTACCCGATGCCAGGACAACAGCATCAGTTGTATGTTATGCGATGCTGCCGATATCGGCAAAACTTACACGGCAAAGGTCTATGTCAAAACACACAAAAATGCGGTATATGTTGACTGCAGCCAGACAAAATCAAAGCAAAAACTCATAAGGTTTATTGCAAAGGAATTCGGAGTGGGCCATACTGGAAAGTATAACGATGTCTACGAGGATTTGGTGTTTTATCTTCGTAGCATCGCCACCCCGGTAATCATACTCGATGAAGCCGGCGACCTGGATTATGCCGCTTTTCTGGAGTTAAAAGCACTGTGGAACGCCAGCGAACGTGCCTGCGGATGGATGATGATGGGCGCTGAAGGCCTGAAAGAGAAAGTGCGCAGGGCCATCGGTAATAAAAAGGTTGGTTACACCGAAATATTCAGCCGCTATGGCAACCGTTACCAGCGTATAACACCTGAAGGCCGTGAAGAGCATGATAAGTTTACCAAGCTGCAGGCCGCCCTTATTATCCAGGCAAATACCCCTGCCGGGACAAAACTACAGGAACTTCTCCATAAGACCGACGGATCATTACGCAGGATCTATATCGAAATTTCAAAACGTACAGCATAATGGCACGGGCAATATCAGTTAACCAATTATTTAGCAAAAAACGGAAGTTGTTGCCGTTTACCGGTGAGTGGCTGGAGTGCTTCGGCACTCCGGAACTTTCCGGGTCGTGGTTCATCTGGGGCAACTCCGGCAATGGCAAAACGTCGTTTGTGCTGCAACTGTGCAAATACCTTACAAACTTCAGCCGCGTGGCATACGACAGCATGGAAGAGGGCGACAGCGAATCAATGCGCCTGGCTTTCATACGCACGGGCATGGACGAGTGCAAGCGCCGGATCGTGCTGCTCGATAATGAACCTGTTGCCGATCTGAAAGAACGTCTTCGTAAGCATAAGGCACAGAAAGTGGTTGTGATAGACAGCATACAATACTCCGGAATGACTTATGCTGAGTATAAGGAACTGCGTAACGAGTTCCGCGACACGCTGTTTATCATTATCAGTCACGCCGAAGGACGCAACCCTGCCGACAGGCGTGCAGCATCCATACGCTACGATGCCTCCGTGAAAGTTTATGTAGAGGGATACAAAGCATATATAACCAGCAGGTTCCGCACCGGTGATGTTAAAGAATATGCCGTATGGAGAGACCAGGCCGATAAATTTCATTCAGCAGACCAAATATAAACCATTTAAAACACTTACAGCTATGGAAATACAAGTAAAAATTGAAAACGTAAACATCCATGTCAGCGGCATGGATGAATCGGGATCCCTGGTGACGACAGATCAGTTTAAAACTAAGCTTGAATCACTGTATAAGTCTATTTCGGCGTTGATACTCAACTCCGAGGCCCTGTCAAGGAAGTTCATTGAAGACAGCGCCTCTGTAATTACCATCAGTGGCCCGGTGGAAAAACATCAGGAGTCAAAAGCCGATGAGCCAGAGCCAAAGGCGATAACAGGCGCCAAGATTTGCACGGAATGTGGCAAAGAGTACAAACCAACAGGCAATGCACAGCAGCGCTGTCCCGAATGTATTAAAAAGATTACGCACCCGCGCACAGACAAAGAGGTGCGTATCGCCAAAAAGACATGCCTGGAATGTGGCCAGTCCTATACACCCAGAGGAAACTCGCAGCGGTATTGCAGTGATGAATGTAAGACCAAGGCACAAAAGAAACTTGCCTCTAAGTACAACAAAACCTATAACGCTAAAAAGAAACTTACGCAGCAACAGGAAAAAGAACTCGATGAAGCCCTGGCGCAGGTAAAAAAAAGTGAATCAAAGACGTATGAATTTACAAATAAATAACCATAAAACACTTACAACTATGGAAACAAACAACAGGATCAGCTACGTGTACAACCCGAAATATAACAGGTTGACCGTATTATACGACGGCAAGCCCGTTGGAGGATTTGCCGGAATTTCGGCAGAACGCAAATTCATGGATTTAATAGCTTCTGACAAATTAATAAGCATAGGAGTAAACGATATGGTAAAAAAGAATAAAGTACGTCAGTTACGCGCCCTCTGGATCAAACAGGGCATTGACAAATACCGCGAGTATATTATCGAGCCTTTTGGTGTGAGTTCTACCGCCGACCTTAGCGAGGAACAGCTCGACAAACTAATCGCCCACTTTACCCATACCAGCAAAAGCAGCAACGCCTCTCCGGAGGTTCGTGCCGCCAGGAGTGTTGTACTAAAACTGCTCATGGAACTTGGCATATACGATAATACAGGTGACTGGACACGGGTAAATGCTTACCTCATGGACAAACGCATTGCCGGAAAGCTGCTGTACCAGATGACCATCGAAGAGATGAAGACACTTACACTGAAGCTTCGTAATATATTGCTTAAAAACAAAAAGATAAACCAGGAAATAAACAGATTATCCATAAACAATTAAAATTATGATACAGACAAACAAACAACCCATGTGGGTGGATGAGTCGGGCAACAAAATACCGTTCAACCGGCTTACCTCCATCGAAAAAAACCAGGAAAAACAGGCCGCCAGAATAGTAAAAGAAGCCGAACGTTTAAACGGACTTATAACGGCGTTTAAATCAGATATAAAAACCATCTGCGAAAAGGTTTATACTGATTTCATGGAATCAAAATCGGTAAACAAGCCGGCCAAAGGTAACTTTACTTGGTTCAACTTCGACAGATCCATCAAGATAGAGGTCTCCATCAACGACCGGATCGAGTTCGACGACCTCACCATGAAAGCCTGCAAAGAAAAGTTTGATGAGTTTCTGGGCCTTAACCTCGACGAAAAGCAGGCCTTTGTGAAGGAACTCATCAACGAGGCCTTTTCGACCAGCCGCGGAAAGCTCGACGCCAAAAAAGTAATGAGCCTGATGAAGTACAGAACCAAGATAAAAGACACTCTTTTTCAGGAGGCGCTCGATCTGCTGGAACAAAGCATCAGGAGACCCGACTCCAGGACATACTTCAGGGTGTGGAAAAAAGCTGACGACGGACAGTATAAGAACATCGATTTAAACTTTTCATCCATATAGCCATGAAACACTACCAACTTACCAGTGTAGCTTTCGACGGGGCTGTGGATCTGTTCTTTGATGACGCAGGGACTCTTCTGAAATTTGACATGACAGGAGCCGGCCTCAGCAAAAAGCAACAAGAGTGGATCCTGCGTGAAATGTACCCGGAACTCAGCGAACTGAAACGGCAACTCTCCGAATCATCAGGAACGGCAAAAATAACCGAAGTAACCACAGAGGTGACTTTTGAGATGTTCTGGGACAGGTATGACGATAAGATCAACTCATCCAGGAAACGCACCCTGCAAAAATGGAACAGGATGACCAGGACGGATCAGCTCCGTGCCTACAATTATATAAACAGGTATCTGAACAATCTGCCTTCAGGAACCAGGAAGAAATATGCCGAAACATACTTAAATTCAGAACTATGGAACAATTAACCACTACAGTAAGCCCCTATATATTACCCGGATTGACAAAAACGGGTAAATCTGCAGATCATGTCATTGCCAGGGTATGTGAAAAATTTGGAATGACACGCGTACAGTTAACAGCCGGGACACGAAAACGTGAAATTGTTGAACCCAGACAGGTGGCCATGTATATGCTGCGCAGCCTCGGACTTAGTTATGCCCAAGTAGGCAGCATATTCAACAAAGATCACTCAACGGTGGTGTATGCCACCAAACAGGTTCAGAACCTTTTAAGTTACGACATGGAGTTTAAATCAAAAGTAAGGGGGTTGCTGTGTTAAGAGTTTATATTGCAGGCAAGGTTACCGGCGAACCAACTTTGGAATGTAATCAAAAGTTTGGTAGGGCCGAACTATTATTGACAAAGATGGGTATGCAGGCAATCAATCCAATGTCGTTTATACCATCAGATACCGAATGGCATCAGGCCATGAAACTTTGCATAAAGTCTTTGATTACGTGCGACTTTATTTACCTTTTGCCCGACTGGGAAAAAAGTGAAGGCGCCAAACTGGAAGTAACATTAGCTGAAAAACTCGGTATCGAAATAATAAACATTATCTCATAATGTATCCAGGATTGAAATTAAAATTCTCAAACAGCGAGTTAAGCTCGTTTTATGTGAGCTTATCAGAGGCAACCAGGAAATTTAATTCAGGCGCCATGTGCAACTATGCCATGAGGGATATAATGCACGACATGATGCTGAACATCGCCCATCGACTCGTTAGAAAAGCCGACAATTACAGCATCACGTTCAGGCCGGCACAGGTTTATTTTCTGAAGGTTCTGCTCGATGGTTGTGATTTTGGTTGCGGGTATTTTGAGAGGGTAGTCCTGCAGAAGATATATGCACAAATAGACAAGTTCATCATTGATTTACCACAAACAGCATCATTACAGTATGGGATACCGCAACCATAACACAATGATTCGGATTAGGCTCGTTAACGAGATCGTGCAACGGCACTATGTTCCGGGTGTTACCACCTACAAGGGAATTTTTTTGAAATACGTAATACCGGTCTATCCCATGTGTTATTCCACGTTTTTATCATATATAAACACGCCAGTGCCACGAGAAAATGAAAAAAGCCAGCAAAAATGAACCGGATTTATTCACTAATTGCACAGCTGAGCAGGAACCCGCTGAAGAAACAGCATCAGGCACGGCAGATCAGCTTATACAGCAGCGTAACGAGATGATTAAAAAAATGTCGAAAGAACTGAAAAGCCATGACAACCAACAGTAACAAAACCGCAGGAATGCCGATTGACATGTTCTCGGCAGAATACCTTTGCGATCAAGGTATAATGTATGCCATAGATCATGCCGATTATCATAGCGAAAACTGGAGTGGCAGAGCTTTTGAGTTTCTGAAACAGTTTATCCTGGATAACAGCGAATTTATGACGGAAGATGTGCGGTTGGCCTCAAAGGGCATTATCGAGGAACCACCAAGCAACCGTGCCTGGGGAGGTGTTGTGGTGCGGGCTGCCAGGCTTGGACTGATCAGGCGCAAAGGGTTCCGCAATGTAACCAATGCCAATGCACACTGTACACCGGCAACGCTGTGGGAGGTGGTAAAATGATTGCTAACATTTTGGTATGTATTGGCGTGTATTTCATGCCATACATACGATGTTAGTAACAGCCATTTATATATTATT